TTCTTTATATTTAGATGACATGGTAATATTTCCAACTTTTATTGATTCAAATGTTGGATATTTTTCAAGCATTTGTTTATATTCCTGATCAACATTAACATCATATCCTGATGGTAATTTATAATCTTTAGGTTGCATTTTATATGTATTTATCATATTATTTATCCTCTCTTTGTTCTCTTGGAGTAGGCTTTAAAACCCACTCCGCTATTTGTTTTTCAAATCTTTCGATTTGGCTTTCTATTTCAGATTTATATTCAAACCATACTTCTGTAATTAAAGATAAATTGATATTTCTAATACCTGATAAACAGTAACCAATTCTTTGTCCTGGTAATTTAAATTCAGGACCTAATGGTTTGTCTGTTATCTTTCTATCTTCATAAGGTAGTTTGTAATAGTTATCCAATTCAACTTTATATTGTGCAACCCACTTATTAAGTGCATCCACCGTACCTTGACTTGGTTTACTATCAATTACTTCCTTAAGTAATGGTCTTAATATTATTTTTAGATATTCAACTTTAGATTCCGTTGATTTCTCCCAAGACTTAAACCTAGCCCCGAAGCAAACGTTATCTCTATATCCAAAGGCAATATTGAAACCATGATCTGCAATAATATTTTGCTTACCATGATAGTCAACTATCTTCCAAAGCGGCTTTTCTAATTCTTTCCGCTTCGTAATCTTTTTCCAGATCCTTAGGTCTTCTACCTGGTTTAATATTAGGTTTAAGACTAATTAAAAGTTCATGATTTTCAATTAATAAAGGAAACTGTTTATAAATTTCTTTTAAATTTAAATCAGGAACATTTTCTGTATTTAAAGTAATATATTTACCTGTACATTTAGCATCTTCATAAGTATGAAATGCTGGATATGTATATATAAATTTTTCAGAACTAATATTATTAGAAGATCCTTCATAATAATATGGGTTCTTTTTCTTTTTAGTTTGTCTTAAAAGATTTTTAAAGAATTTATTAAACTTAGTAAATTCTGACTTTGTAATATATTTACTATCAATTATATGAGTAAATTCTTCCAAAGCTTCTTTTATAAAACCAACTATTTGTTCTTGGTTATATATTCTATTTCTCATTTATCCTCCTACAGATTATTATTTTACTTTTTTAACGTACCATCTTTTACTTGCTTCAAATAAAGATGGAAAAACTTTAGCAATTTCTAAAGCCGTGTTTGTTACCAAGACTTTATAATGACGTGTTCTTTCCATTCTATTATTTTTAAACTCAACTTCTAATTTAGAAGCTAATTGATCATAATTAGTAAATTTGTGTCTAATTATATCAAATTTCTCATCCATTGGGTAAAATGAACTGCTTAAAACAGTATCTTTTGCCTTTTGAATATTTTGTATTTGTATTTGCATAAAATTCTCCGTTATTTCACATCTTAACCCTCATGGTTTTTTAGGCCATAAGGGTTAAAAATTTACTTTTTAGTTCCAATTAATGGATTAATAGATTTTAAATAAGCAATCATTTCAGGTTGCTTATTATCATAATCATCTATGCTTTCTCCAGCATAATCTAATCTTGATAAACCTTCTTCTAAAATAATGTAATTAAATCTTTTCATTATTTTATTCCAAGTTTTATAACTTGTTTTAAAAGACTTAAGATTATCATGATATAATAATAAACCATCCGCAATTTGATTTATATTTAAACCAAATGTTGGTCTTATTATAATATATTCCATATAGTCGCCGTTTTTAGCTAATTTAGTAGCCATATTGTTATCCTCCGTTGTTAATTAAAAGTAAAAACCGCTTAAATTTTAAAGAAGCAAATAATATGCCTATAAATAAGCGGTTATCAATTTTAAAAATGATCTATTTAGGATTATTGGATGGTTTTGATATCAACTTAGCCAATTAGATAAAAGTAAACCCTTGGCCAGGAATTTCTACTCGGTTGATATTCCAATAAGAATTTTTAGATCCCTATATACCGTCTTCGAAGGTATCCTGGTTAGCCCCATTTTATTGGTATTCCCGTTAGCCAGGTGGTTTTTTATGTTTTTTTGTTAGTAGAACCTTAACTAATAACCTATATAAACAATATAGACTATATATACAAATAAAAAAGCCTTTTGTTATAATAAATAGCAATTAGTTTCCTTATTTACGTAGGCCGATAATTATATACATTTTTTGTAGATAAATAAACACTAGGAAAATGGATATATTTTGGTTTTTTCTGCGACTGATTTGAAACTTCTGTAAGGTATAGATTTTGAAATTCTAATTCTATGTCTTACAGAAAAAACTAAAAATAAAACTTATCTATAAGCTTATATAGTTATATGAATATATTCCTATTTCTATACCTTACAGAGAATCTATCAACTAACTAATTAATTAGTCTATTTGTATAGCCAATATGTTTTATATCCTCCTAATATATTGGCTTTATAAATAGATTAATTATTTAACAGGAGGATAAAATGCGTGATGATTATCAATGTGAAGAATGTAAAAATATGACTAAAGCGGATGAATTTACATGCAATTGTTTATGTTTAAATTGTGGTCCGTGTGATGGAGACTGTCAATATGGCAAGAAAGTTCAAAACATTTGTGGAACGTCCAAAGCCAAAGAAAAGGATTAGGAACCACAAAAAATCTAAAAACAAAGATGAGAAAAGAAGTCAAAAGAAATATAATAGACAAGGTAGAAGACAAAAATAAGGAGAAAATAATATGTTATTAAATGATGTAGAACTAAGTTGGGTTAAACTTGACCCCAAAAATCCTGATATGGGATTTGATAAAAAGTCACCTCAGTTTTCATGTACTGTAAAAACTGCAGATAAAGCTAGTGCTGAGGCTTGGAAAAAAGCTGGTATAAATGTAAAACCAGCAGAAGAAAATGGTGGTGTTGTTTACACGGCTGCATTAAAAAAGAAAATTTATGCGGATGCTGATGGTAGATATAATACTGCTCCACCACCTGTTGTAGATAAACAACTACAACCTATACTTGACACAAGTACTATTGGAAATGGTTCAAAAGGTAATGTTCAAGTTAAATTTAAACCGTATGAATATATGGGTAAAAAGGGTATATCAACTCAGTTGTTAGCCTTACAAATTACTAATATTGTTGAATATCAAAATGCAGATAAATTAGAATTTGCTGCAATTGATACTGACAAAGATGTAATTTAATTGCATGTATTGGCTGGGCTTAACGGCCCAGCTAAATCTATGCCTTACAGAATAGGAGATTATGTCAGCAGAAGGATTATTGAAATTTCACACATTTAATATAGATAGCAAATGGTTAAAGCTTATTAAATCTGGTGAAAAGAAGTCAGAAATTAGAAGATATTATTTACCATTAGAAAATAAAAAAGTTGGTTTAATTAATAATGATACTGATAAAATAGAATTAATTATTACTATTGGTATGGTATTAGATTTAAAAGGATTAGATGAAGAGGATTTAGAATTAATATTTGAAGAAGCTAAAATTGATGAAGATTTTAGAAAATATTATCCTTGTAACTATTTATACACAATTAAAAAGGTTGAAGTTGTACATTAATTATGAAAACAATTATATTAACATTATGGTTTATAAGTGGTGGTTCAATTGACTTAAATATTAAAGTTGAGCCTGGTGATTATTGCGAAGATGCATTAATGAAAACTGTTATTTGGAAAGAAAATCCAAATTATAAACCAGGTAATTATGAAATATGGGGTTATTATACCTATAAAAATAGACCTATATTTGCACATACTTGTATGAACAAGGATAAGAAAAGTTATTTTTATTATAATGAAGGAGAATAATATGATTATAGGAATTGCAGGATATAAAGGATCTGGAAAAGATTCAATTGCAGAAGTATTACAAACATCTTTTGGTTTTGAAAAAATGTCATTTGCACAACCAATTAAAGATCTAATACATTATACATTTGGTATAGATAAAGCTATATTATCTGGTGATGGTGGTGAAAGAATATTTAGAGAACAACCATTACCTGATTGGTTTTATTTATCTCCAAGAGATTTTATGCAAAAAATTGGTATGGCATTTAGGAATGAATTACATCAAGATATATGGGTAAAAGTATTGGAAAGAGATATTAAAAGCTCAAAAAGAAATATTGTTATACCTGATGTAAGATTTAAAAATGAATTAGAATTAGTTAACAAATATGGTTTTTGTGTTGGTGTTCATAGACCAGGTTATAATGGAGATGAACATGAATCTGAACATGGCTTAGATAATGTTGAATTTTCTAAGGTGTTTAAAAATGATAGTTCACAAGAAATGCTTTATGCACAAGCTTACAACTACTTTAAGGATAAATTAAAATATGAAAATAATATATGATATCGAAACAAACGGTTTAATAGATACAGTAAGTAATATTTGGATTGCTGTTACTAAAAATATTGAGACAAATGAATTAGTTACATTTAGTGATTATGACCCAAATAGCAGACCGTTAAATGAATTGATACCATATTTAGATAAATGTGAAGTAATTATTGGTCATAATATTATTGGTTATGATAATGTTGTATTACACAAATTATTAAATTGGAAACCTAATAATATTAAATTTATAGATACAATGTTATTATCACAAATGAATAATTATAGAAGAGAAGGAAAACATTCATTAGGTAATTTTGGTAAAATACTTGGTGATGCAAAAGGTGACTTTAAAGAATTTGATAAATATTCAGAAGCAATGAAGACTTATGCAATTCAAGATGTTAATTTAAATCATAAAGTTTATAATTATGTAGTTAAAGAAGCTCATGAATTAATTACAAATAGACCTAGTTATAAAAAGGCATTACAAACTGAACATGCTATAGCTGAATTATGTTCTGAACAAGTTAAAAATAAATGGAAGTTTAATTTACCATTAGCTAAAAAGCATTATGAGTATTTAACTTCTGAAATGAAAAAAATTGAAGACAAAGTTAATCCAACTTTAAAACCTAGAAAAGTATTTATTGATAAGGAGCCTAAAACAGCTAAATATTTACAAGATGGTAGATTTAGTTCTGTTAGTGCAAGAATGTTATCACAATTTTTAGGTGAAGAAATTAAACAAACTGATACTAATAAATGGAACCCTAATGATACATTTCAAAGATATGAAATGATTG